TAAAATCGTACTGCTGTTGCTTTTGGGCTTCGTTTAAGTCGCTTAAACCTATGTACTTTTTATGGTATTTGTAGTGCGCCCAAAACGGCATGTTTGCGTTAAAATCAATAAAAACAAGTTGGCGCGTTCTAAGTATAAGCTCGTTTGCCACAACTTCGGCAATGCCGTTTGCTTCGTTGATAAATAATATATCACGCTTACCCGCTTTGCTTTTTTGGCTACTTTTTGCGTCCGCGTGACCGCTTTGGCTTGGGCTGCCTACGCCCCTAAATATTATCTTTGAACCGTTGCGAAAATCAACTATTAAACCTTCGGCTGAATTGGTAAAAATGTTGTCACGCTTAATCTGTTTGCGTACCGTATCGCTGCTGCTTATGCTGTTAAGCATATCCGATAACGCCCCTATTTTAAGACTACCTAAACTTTCACCTATTATAGCAACTTCAGTACGTGGGTACGTAATGCAATGGTAAATCAATAGTTGGCAGATGCTGTATGTTTTACTGCTGCTACTACCGCCTTGTAATATGTAAATTGTTTTATTAGACTTTACATTATAAACGGCGTTAAATAAAGCATCAAACAATTTTGTTTTTGTTGCAAATAGCGGGTTTTCATTCATCTGTTAAATCATCTTCGTTTGTTATTAGTACCTCGTTGGTGTTAATAACTAAAACGGCTTGGGTTTGTTGTGGCTGGTCTGTTCCGTTTAACTTGTTGTTGTACTCAATTATTTTAGCAATAGCAGTTAAAACAAATGTTTCACTTGCAAAACGTTGTATGTTGTGCGGCTCGTCTTTAATTATTTTTAATTCGTAACCCGTTACTTTTGGGTTTGCTAAATCTAATTTTTCAGCAAGCATCGCGATAAGTTCCTCGTTTGTGGGTATTTTTTTAGATGCTTCTAAGGCTCGGCTGTGGCGTTCGGCTTTTAAAACTTCGTTTAACTCGGCTTGTTCTTTTTCTAATATTTCTTTTGCGTCTGCTATGTACCTATCTATTGTATTATCTGTAATATTTGCGTATAATTGCATTTTTTTGCATATATCACCTCTTGTATTACCCTCTTTGAGCATCTGAAGCACCAATAGCACCCGCGCGTCTTTTTCTGCGTTGGTGCTTTTGTTTTTGGTCTTTTTGATGGGGTCGTTATTATCCATTGCAGATTTTTAAAAATTCGGACTTGGCAGAATATTCTTTCATTATGCCTAAAAACTTATTCGTTGTCGTTATCGTGTCGTGCTTTTTTACTCCACGCATACACATGCAAAGATGTTGAGCTTTAATCATTACACCAACGCCCCGCGCATCTAAATTTCGCTCTATTGCTTCGGCAACCTGCGATGTAATACGCTCTTGGTTTTGTAACCTATTTGCGTACCAATCAACCGTCCTTGCAAGTTTAGATAAGCCAACGATTTTGCCGTTTGGTATATATGCCACATTTGCTATACCGAAAAATGGCGCGATGTGATGTTCGCAAAGACTATAAAAAGGTATGTTTGTTTGTATTATCATTTCGTCTGCACCCTCCGCATCAAAACATGTAAAGTTAAACGGCTGCGGTGTTAGAAATTCCTTCAAAAACTTTATGTACCTTTTGGGCGTTTCTTGTAATCCCTCTCTATCGGTATCTTCTCCTAACTGTTTAAGTATTTGCTGAAAATGCCACTCGGGTGTATTTATAGAATATTCCAAACTTTGTGATTTTGTAGTGATAGTTTCCATTTTGGGTTTTGTAGGCATAAACCGATGCAGTATTTTAAGTTTTCAGAATTTATGGTAAAACCGTCTGAATGTGGCGAAATCCAATAGTGCAATGCCGTTACGCTTGGTTCGGGTATAAACTGCCCCGCGTGCCTAACGTACCGCAACTCCGTTACGCCATTTGGAAAATTCTTTTTAATAATATGCTCGGCAACCTTTGGAGATACGCAAATAAAATCAACGCCGTTTGGAACTGGATTTAATCCGCTTGTTTCGATAGCTTGATAATATCCTGCATCTTTAAAAAAAGAAATTATTTCTTCCGTTAGCTGGTCGGTAGGCTCGCCGCCCGTCCACGTAATTTCTTTACAGTCGGGAGCTGCCTTTTTGCACCATTTTAGCAATTCCTGTACTGGCATTTCTTTACCGCTTTCAAATTCGGTATCGCATTTTATACCACTTGCGGCACATGCAAATTTAGCTTTGCAGCCCTGCAATCGAATAAACAAAGTAGGCGTACCTACTCTTGCTCCTTCGCCCTGCAAAGAGTAAAATAATTCTGAAACTTTAAGGCTCATATCTACAATTGGTTTTTGGCGTTTCGCTCATTTCGATGGCAAAAAGTAGCGGATAATCCTGTTTAAAAATATCAAACAATATTTTGCACATATTTTCAACAGTTGTATTGTGTGCTGGAAAAACATCGTTCAAAAATTTATGGTCTAATACATCATCGACAAACTTTTTAACTTTATTAAGTTCCCGATAATCCTGTACAAAACCAATAGCATCTGGCTCCCCTTTTAAAAATAATTTAAGTACGTAGTTATGCCCATGCAACCTGCTACAAGGGTGACTATCTGGCAGCCCATGCAATTGGTGTGCCGAACTAAAATGAAATTCTTTGCTAATTGTGTGCATTTTTTTATTTTTGGTTTCCTGCGTATTTCGTATAGTCTATTTTTAACAGACTGATATTTAAACACAAAAAGTTTGTATTGGTTTCATTATTCCATTTATTTATAGTAGAATACACCTCCTCGCCAACAAGCGCAATAACTTGCTCTTTGTTTATTCGGTCGATGTGTTTGCCTTTTATACTTCCGTATCGCTTACCTGCGATGTACGTAGTAGAGTCGCAACTGGAACAAAAATTAAGTGTTTGTATTAACTTTAAATCAGTGCAGCCTAATAAATGAATATCTATACTTGGCTTTTTGTTTTTTATGTAATTGGCTATCTGAATAGTGGAATTTCGCTGCCCTAAAAATCTAAGTTCGGGTACAGAAATAGCAATATAGTCACTAAATTCAATTAGCCTATCTAAACCCTTTTGCCCATCTTCTTTATGAAATACATTTATAATCCTATTCGGTATTGCATCTCTCATTTTTATTCTATACTCCCATGCCTTAGCCGTACCTAAAACCTTTTGACAATCAACCTCCACACACGTAGCATTATTATCGCTTTTTAATGTAAAATCAACCAATCCATAATACCAATTATCAATAAATTTATCATCTTTTGTTCCTTTGTGACTTCCAAACATTAAAGTAAATAATCCGCTATCTTGAATGCAATGCCTCGAATTTTCGGCAATGTATTTCGGGATAAGATGCTCCGACCCCTTTAAATGGCAAGGCATTATCGGTGATTTTTTTGTATTTAAAACCGACCGTTCAAGAAATGGGAACGCGGTATATAGTGTGTAATTTACGCCTAACTCTTTAACCGCGTAATATTGATTCATAACTTCGCACCCTGCGAAATGTACCTTTATATTCTCCTGCCCATCTACTATCATGTTATATTGTTTGGTGTAAATACGTGAAAGGGTAGTATCAAATTGATTTGATACTACCCTTTTTTTAAACTTCTACTCTTGCCCCGCCTGTTTGCTCTTCACAAACTTCGCACCATTGCATATCTTCCTCGTATTGAAAATGTTCTAAAATTTCAGTTGCTATCATTTCACAACTTCTATTTTTAAACTCGCAAGGATAACCAAATTTATCGCGTAAAAAATCTACTACTTTGTCGGATAATATAAATATCTCCTTTTCTCTATCTAATAATTTTACACGAAACCCCGCTTTGATAACGAATGTATGGCGATGTGGGTTTTTAAGAAATTCCACAACCTTTGGAGCGTTTGGATAATTATGATACCCAATTATATTTAATTGAATTAAAACTTGCGTATTCATTATGCGATATTATTTTGTTTTTTGTAAAGTAATGTTTTTACTAACTGGTAGGCTTTTTTAAGACCTTTTGGATTGCCATTATTTTTGAACGTTGCCATTTCTTTTTCGGTGGGCGTAATTTCTACGGTATACGAATAAGAATTATCGCTAAACATATTGCAAACAATAGTTGCGTTATCGTTTGAAATTGCGGTTAATCCTGCTTTGCCTGCTCCTGTAGTTTCTGAATACGAAATGCCGTTTGTTGTTGAAATTAAAGTTGCCATGATGATTTGTTTTTTGTTTTTGTGTTTGTTGAATTTTCTCCGACGGGAGAAAGCGAAACTCCCGCAGCCGAGTGACTGGCCACGGGAGGGGTTCCAGCGATCACGGCGGACGAGCGCGGTGAGTGGTTCCCAAAATTGAGAGGATGACAGGCGATCTTCAATTCGCCGAGCCGCCAACGGAGCAATGCCCAATCAGGTTCGGGGATTGTCCATGTGTGCTGGGCCAAAACTTCCACGATCCGCGCGTTCGTTGCGAACTTCCAAAACGCCCAAGCAACGTCCCGGCCGTGGTTCGGATTGCGCTGAAGTTCGAGCAAATGGAAACGAGCTTCGATATCCGTGTGGGTGTAAAGGGCTAAAAGGTTTGCGTCACTCATGGGAATGATTTAAGACACAGTCAGATGAGCGTTTCAACTAAATATAACAAACATGGGCGCAAATTGTTGTGAATAAACGGAATATAACTGCTCCAACAACGTGCGAACAGACGGGGGATAAGACACTTTTAGGGGAAAACTTCGTTTTCGCGCTGGTGCTGACATTAGTGCTCCGCTTGTTTTAAACCGCTATCGCGGAAATTCCGACGACCATGTTATCCGTTTACGTGGGATAGGAGGGAGATCAAACACCCGGACAAATTCCTTCCCCCAACCTTGAACGTCACCCTCTGACGAGTCGGCCACACGACCATCGGAAAGGGAAATGTAAACGTTCGTTCCCATTAACATGATACCAGTGCAATAGAGTCCCGGAACCGCTGCCACTGTTGGCGCAACCGTTCGCGTCGGGAGAGGCAAACGATTTTCAGCAGCAACGGCTCCGGGGAAATTTCCTGACAGTTTTGGCAGACGCACCAACGATGCCGGCACGGGCGGGATCTTGTCGGATCCGGGCGGTGTAGATCCGGGCGGTGTGGCCACTGGCGGCGGTGTCGAATTCGTCGTGAGGTTCGAGGGCATGATAGAAGATATGCCTTTTTCAAATCCTTTCATCGTGGCGCCGACGGTGGATCCGACAGCTTTGGAAATTACCCACGGGATTGCGCGTGGGATGAACCATGCGACACCGAACGCGAGAATTAAAGCAAATACCCAGATGAA